TGGCTATCCGGTGATGCAGAAGAAGTGCTGCAAGTGTTCCGTGATGGATCGGACATTTATGTCCGAGAAGCGCAGGGTATCTTCCGTGTAGCGGACGTATCACCTGAACAGCGACAAGTGGGCAAAGTGGCGATTCTTGCTTGTGGCTACGGTGGTGGTGTTGGAGCGTTCGCAGCTATGAGTAAGGCCTACGGCGTATGTCTACCAGAATCAGAGGCTAAGCGTACTGTGGACGCATGGAGACGTGCTAATCAATGGGCAGTCAACTACTGGCAACAGCTAGAGATTGCCTACATGAAAGCCATGCGTCATAAAGGGCGTGAGTTCTCAGCAGGGCGTGTTACCTATATGTTCGATGGTATACACCTCTGGTATATACTGCCCTCTGGCCGTGTATTGTGCTATCCGTTCGCTAGACTAGAAACGGATGGCGTTACATATCTCAAAGCAGCATGGAAACCAACCGCCGATGCTAAAGAATGGCCTCGCGCACGCTTGTGGAAAGGCCTCGCTTGTGAGAACATTACACAAGCAGTCGCTAACGATCTGCTACGCCATTCTTTACGCCAAATTGATGCAGTCCTGCACATTCACGATGAGATAGTCGTTGAATGTGCGGAAAAAAATGCAGATGCAGCCGCAGCGCAATTAGAGCATATTATGTGTACCCCTCCGGCGTGGGCAACTGGCCTTCCGCTTTCTGTTGAAGTGAAAATTATGAAAAGGTATGGCAAATGATTAACTATTTAACTAATATTGCACCAGAAGGCGAAACATTCTTGATAGTAAAGCAGGCAGCGAAAGCATGGCCTGCTTTTCTGCCCAATAAAAAGATGACAGCAGGCGCGTGGTACGGCAATACCGCCATGTTCATCATTGACCGCTTTATAGACGGCAAGCCGTCCGCATCCGCATCTAATTGCGAACACGTGGGCTTCATGGTGTTGGACGATATAGGCACAAAGTCCACCGTCCCACCGCTTGAACCTACGTGGAAAATGGAAACCTCGCCCAACAACTATCAATGGGGCTACACCTTCGCGCTCGACAGCCAACCAACCAAAGGCGACTTCTCAGCAGCGATTAAGGCCATAGCAGACGCGGGCTTCACCGATGGTGGGGCTATCAACCCTGTACGCAACTTTCGACTGCCAGGATCGATCAACTTAAAACCAGGGCGCGACAATTTCGCAAGCGTATTGACTGAGTTCCACCCAGAGCGTGAGTTTACCCTCGACCAGATATGCACGGCCTTAGATGTTGTACCTGAAGCCGCCGACACTTCCACCCTCAACCGGATAGACATTGCCGATGATGGCACGGACGAGGTGCTTGCTTGGCTAAAATCTGCCGGTTATCTGTTAGCTAACGGCAATAGTGCCGGATGGTGGGGCGTACTATGTCCGAACCACGCCGAACATTCTGACGGCAATCCTGAAGGCCGTTATATGCCAGTTACACGCGCATACACTTGCCTGCATGAGCATTGCAGCGAATGGGACAGCCATAAATTCCTACAATGGGTAGAACAGGAGAGCGGTATCAAGTGTGGCCACGGCCTACGCGATGAGTTGCTCGCCGCCGTGATGGAGACTGCATTATCCAAGCTAACCCCGTCCGATATGTTCAAAGTGGACGCCCTGGCCGAGGTCGAACGTAAAGAACTAGGCCGTATTGAACGTGCCAAATGGTTCGAACGCTTTGCTTATATACAGGATGATGAGTCCTACTTTGATTTACAGGATCGCCGTGAGGTATCACGCGCCACGTTTAACGCCCTGTTCCGCCATGTGGACTGCAAGAGCATACACACAAATCGTAAGGTCGAAGCGTCCGTGTTCTTTGACGAGAACAGGCAAAGCATGGGCGCGAAAGCCCTAGTCGGTATCACATACGCTGCAGGCGATTCTGTTCTAGTAACACGCGATGGCGATGTATACGGCAATAGATGGCGCGATGCACGCCCGGTATGTACGCCAGGCAACATAGCACCCTGGCTCACCCATTGTGAGAACCTGATCCCTGATGATGTAAGCCGCAATCATATATTTGACGCGATGGCTTTCAAATTGCAGAATCCACGCATAAAGATTAATCACGCCATTTTGCTAGGCGGCACTGATGGCTGCGGTAAGGATACAGTTTTCGCACCATTCATACACGCCGTATGCGGTAACGGCTTAAAGAATCGCGGCCTTATGGATTCAGATTCCGCTACGTCTCAATGGGGCTATCAGCTAGAAAGTGAAATAGTGATTATCAATGAGCTTAAAGAACCTGACGCATCCACGCGCCGCGTATTAGCTAACAAGCTCAAGCCCATCATTGCCGCGCCGCCCGAAATGCTACCAATAAACCGTAAGGGACTGCACCCATACATGATGTGCAATAGATTGCTCGTCCTGGCATTTACTAATGACTACATCCCTATTAGCTTACCCTCTGCGGATCGCCGATGGATGTGTGTGTGGACGCACGCGCCCAAGATGACTCCTGATGATGGGGCGAAAATGTGGGCGTGGTTTGAGTCTGGCGGCTTTTCAGCTATTGGAGCATGGCTGCACGCACGCAACGTGGCACACTTTAAGGCCGGCGCGCCGCCGCCAATGACAGAATATAAGCTATCCCTAGTCGAACATGGTATGTCCGCATCAGAATCGCATATAGTTGAAATGCTGCGCTTGCGTGTGGGTGAGTTCCAATCCGGTGTAATCGGGTCGCCTTTCCAGTCTTTATGCGATAGATTAGCCACCGGCCTGAATAGCAAAGTGCCACCGAGCGCACTAATGCACGCGCTTGTTGAGGCCGGATGGATAGACTGTGGGAGATTAGGTTCGGCGGATTACACGACTAAAAAGCACGTATTTAAGGCGCCCAATGTGGACGCCTCAAAAAGTGAACTACGTAGAATGTGCGAACCTACAATAGGTAAACTGCGAGCAGTATGACCGTTCCGATTAGATAGAGCATTTTTCTAACTCCTCAAGATATAGGGCGTGCTGTAGTTGCGCGTCCTGAAGCGCCTTCCATGCCTCTTGTAATGCCTTGTAGGACATATCCAGGCGTTGCTTTGCTACTACTAATTCTAGGTTTATCATTTTAGTCCCTTTAAATTAAGGTCTACCCTATCTTCCAACTCGTCCACCGCGTCTATTTCATACAGTGTGGAAAAGCTAAACCCATAAACTTCCTTTTCCCCCTCGATCTCTTGCAGTAACTCGATTAATTCGCGCACATTCATTTTAACCCCCTAGATACATCATTAAAAAGAAAATTGCATACCCTATTGGCAATAAGATAATCACGATCCCAACCACTCGTCATAAGTCTTGACCGTCTGGCCTGTGCCCTCTATGCAGCCAAGATATATCTGGTAGCGATCGTCCAGGGTGCCAACTGGCGGGTATAATATCTCGTCAATTTTCGCCCAGGTTTGCTTTGCTTCATTACTGGTATATATATCCATATTAAAGCCCCCCTATAAAATACATCATTGAAAAGAATATGGCATAAGCTATTGGCAGTAAAAAGATAATCATAATTCCCCCTCGTCCAGAACAACATCAAGGTATACCCTCAGAACATCCCAGTTAATGCCTATACTCGCATCGTGGTTATTGTCGGCCATCGCTAACACTTCCCTACATTGTTCGTATGTTAAATCAATGTCAGGAGCAAGTGAGCGCACATCATCAATGCACCATGTAATACTAATTGAGTCATCGTCTCTCTCCCCGCAATTATTGCTCATGTTAGAGCCCCCCTATAAAATTATCGACGCAAGTAGTGGTCATTTCAAGTTTGGTAGGCATTAGCACGCCATAAAAATTATCGTCGCTAGTGATTGATACTCTGGCCGAATTATTCGCCCCATTATGGTAAAATACTGCCGCGTCGGTCTTTTTGCCGAGCATACGCGCTACCTTTTGGAATTGTGCCATGTAATCTACGTTAAATTGGCCGGCAATTCCGCTTGGCTCGCGCGCTGCTGTTACTCTTGCATAATCGGGGTATTTTGCATCTATTGGCGTAAATGTTTTAACGCTATCTGACGTGGTTAAGGTATTCCAGTCAACAATAACATCGCCTTTCAAGCCGGTGAGCGCGTCAAGTGGAATTATAACGCTACCGGAATTTGCGTTATCCTGATCCGGCAGGTTATAAATGCCCAGTTTATGGCCGTCAGTGGCGACGATCCTGGTAGTTTTACTATTCCATTCGACCAGTATGCCATTGAGATAATAGCGAATATCTTTTTTGGCTGCTAGTGTGGCCATTGCGTGAAGTATGTTTGAATCCATTTTAACCCCCTAGAATTGAACAAAAATAACGGTTTTATCAGTCTCACCAACATACACGGCACGGTCGCATAGATAATCCATTAAGCTAGTATCGTCCGGCACGTCATACTGTTTGCGAAATTCGTCTGGTGTTAACTCAGACAAGTCGCAACAAATAGCTATAACGTCCAATTCTACCGTCTCGCTAGTATCTTGCTCGTATTGCTCATAGTATTCAAATATAAGCCCCAATGCTTCATAAGAGAATTGCTCACCGCGTCCCATGTTATGAAATGCGCTCCTAAATTCTGACAAGTTGACTGTTTGTATCATTTTATATGCTCCCTAATTTAGTTAACCATTCGCGCCCAATTGCAGTATTTACGCTGATATACTTTATAAGGCGGCCACCATAAAACTGGCTACCCAATTCAACTTGATAAATGCGCCCGCGCCATGTTCTGTAACCTAATGTTGGGTTGATGTATGTCCAATTTGTGTTAGATTCGATAATCATGCTATATGCCCCTATATATTAAGTATGCGAAAGTCGAGCCCATGAATATGCCGAGGGCGTACGGATATGCTTTGCTGTTTACTATGGCCTGCATTAATTCAAAGATTTTATCTTGCATTTTATATTCCCGAAGTAGTGTAGATAAAGAACAGGCCAAGAGAAGCGGCCGCCGTGCAGATTGCGAATGTTATCGCTGCTATTATCTTGTCAATCATTTTTATATCTCCTATTGATGGGGCATTGCTGCCCCGGGGTTATTAATATCCGTTAGCCAACGCCCACTTTTCTATCCTGTTAAAATCCGCTTGCGCTATCTCATTTTCGGAGCAATTGCGCGCGCCCTCTAGCGAGGCGCTAAAATCCCTGCTATTGATATAACAATGCGTCATTTGATCTTTGCCGCTACCCTCTATCATTAAACTAATTTCATACCCGGATATCTTTGTATTCTTTTCGATTGTCATTTTATTAGCTCCTATTAAAATTCGTCACAAAGTAAGATCATCACTAAATCATCGTCACCGGCCTGTAGTGCCGCTACTATATTGTCATTTTCTAACGCTAAATCGGGCGGGATTGATACGGCATTGCAAGCTATTGCGAATTGTGTGGCTGTCATTTTATATCTCCTATTGATGGGGCATTGCTGCCCCGGGGTTTTAATACTGAAAGTCGCAGGATTCAGAGGCGTCAATATTATCTTGGGCGCGTATTCTCATTTCCTTTTTACAGGCCGCCAATGTTTTACAGTCATCGATCAGGTTTATCCAGTCGCTGTTTGTATAACATTCTGTGAAATAATCCCATCCCACTACGTCATACTGGCTAGCTGCGTATTCTTTCAAGACTGCTATTTTTGCGCTCATTTTGCTTCCCTTTCAAAGTGCCGCGTTAAGATACTGGTGCTACGGAAAGAATATTAACAGCTTGTCAAGTGATTTAATTTGATCTATATCAACAAATGTGCAAATAGTCATGGATTGTTTGCGATTGTTTTGGATTGGCGTGCAAATGACTATCACGGAAAGGCCAGTATCATTGGGCTGTAGGGTTTTATTGTCATATTGTCATTATTCTATGAAAGTTTAATAATCTATATATATATAAGAATAGGCGGCGGCGGCGATTGTAGTGTGCAGCAGTTTACAGTAATCCCGCCGATATTTATGGCATGACTATATGACTATTTGACTATGCCTACATTTATAATGTATGTTAACCGGCCGGAAGGTGAAAAGTGTTAGCCACTTTCGGCGACCGTCAACCCGCATACTTTGGCCTTGTTGCTAGCATGGTTATGATTAACCCTGTTAGCAGTAGGGCTTTGTGGATTCTGCATTTTTCAAATCGAGGGGGGAGGTAGGTCATTGAACTTGGTGGTGTGGTCGCGGCTGGGTTCGCAGACAATTTTTTTTATTTAGCCAGATGTTGCAAAAGATGTTGCACCCGAATAGCCACCTGATTAAACCTGAATGACTATTTGACTATTTGACTATAAAGTATGGTACTATCCGCAAATGTTATCATTGCCCTACAGCCCTAGAGTAGTACAGGCCACCGAATTAAGGCTACAGAAGATATATGATGCTGCTAACATAGGGCTAAAAGGTGACTCCCTGGCGCTAGCCGCCGGTATGTTACCCAGCGAATACAGGCAGCTATGCCAAATGGATCCACTCGCAGACATGGCGGCGTTGAAGGGTAGAGCAGATGGCGAGATAGAAGCCGCCACGCAACTCCGAGAAGCCGCCCGCGAAGGCGATGCGAAAGCAGCGCTAGCGATACTACAGCACGTATACGGCTGGACGGCCAAGCAGGAAATATCTGTTGACGTATACCAGAAAATCAGCATCACTCAAGCACTACTCGAAGCCCAAGGAAGGGTTATAGATGGCTAATAATTCCATGTCAAACTCACTTAACTCGCTAAGCGGCGTTACACCCGACAGCATATACCTTGATAATATAAAGCGTAGGATGGCTGAAGAATATCCCTTTACTAAGAAGCATAAGGCTATTATTACTATGGGGACAGGAGACGGCCACCTAGAGACTTGGCCACCGCAGGAAGAAGGAACGCCAGAGAAACCAAGGCCAGCCGCGTTTCCTATGGGTAGAACAGGCATAGAGATATACAACCCTCAAATGACGCACCACGATGTAATGTTAGAACATTTTCATGTAGATCCTGTAGCACACAAGACAAGGGAATACATTAAGTCCTCGCTAACGCCAGATCAGTTCGACGCTATGCGTAATGAGTTTAAGGACTACGATATGTCGATGGGTATGAATATGCACCCCGACGACGCTATGAATAATGGTGTAGACTCTCTAATGCGGGGGTACATGGGGCAAGCGCCTCAAGAAGCCAACGACGCTATGAACTACAGCCCGACACAGCGGGCCATGCTGGGCAACCTGCAGAACTACATGAAAACGGGTACAGAGTAATTGCAACTACCTATATATAAGTCTGACGAGGAACAGCTACTAATGGCTAGACTATGGTCTACCAAGCTAGCCGACAATCCCGAAGATTTTGTACTATATGCCTTTCCTTGGGGGCAGAAGAACACTCCCCTCGCTAACTTCAAAGGGCCACGACAATGGCAACGAGAAGTGCTACGCGAGATTAAGGGGCACATAGACGCTAATAAAGGTCAGCTTCAGATGGACACGCTACGGGCTGCGGTCAGTAGTGGACGGGGGATTGGTAAGTCGGCGCTAGTAGCGTGGCTTATATTATGGATGCTGACCACTCGCATAGGTAGTTCGGTGGTGGTGTCGGCGAACAGTGAAAGTCAGCTAAAGTCGGTAACTTGGGGTGAATTGACCAAGTGGCAGGCCATGATTATCAACTCTCACTGGTGGGAGATAAGTGCTACCAAGCTCGTACCGGCTAAATGGCTATGCGAACTGGTGGAGCGCGACCTGAAGAAAGGAACTCGGTACTGGGCGGCAGAAGGCAAGCTCTGGTCTGCTGAGAATCCCGACAGCTACGCGGGTGTACACAATCACGACGGAATGATGTTGATTTTCGATGAATCTAGTGGTATACCTAACCCTATCTGGGACGTTGGTGCTGGGTTCTTTACCGAGAACATATTGGATAGGTACTGGTTCGCTTTCAGTAACCCCCGTAGGAACGAGGGTTATTTTTTTGAATGTTTCCATGCCAAGCGTGCCTTCTGGAAAACCAGAATAGTTGATGCAAGAACAGTAGAGGACACGGATAAGCAAGTATATGCCCAGATTATTGCAGAGAATGGTGAGGACTCCCCGCAGGCTCGGATTGAAGTGTACGGGGAGTTCCCTAGCGCGGGTGAGGATCAGTTCATCAGCCCGATGCTGGTGGACGATGCAATGGCTAGAGAGAGATATAAAGACCTGACCGCCCCTATAGTTATAGGAGTAGATCCAGCGCGGGGCGGTGCGGATAGCACGGTGATCGTGGTGCGCCAGGGTCGGGACTTGGTGGCCGTAAAGAGGTACTCAGGCGAGGACACTATGACCATCGTCGGGCGGGTCATCGACGCGATGGAAGAATACAAGCCGGTACTCACAGTAATTGACGAAGGTGGGCTAGGTTATGGTATACTTGACAGATTAGTAGAACAAAGGTATAAGGTACGAGGCGTTAACTTCGGCAGTAGAGCTAAACAATCTATCGCTTTTGGTAATAAACGTGCTGAAATGTGGAATAGTATGCGAGAATGGCTAAAGTCTGCTAGTATAGCGGATGATAGACAACTAAAAGCAGACTTGACAGGCCCAATGAAACGGCCAAACTCGTCTGGCACTATATTTTTAGAGGGAAAGAAAGAGATGAGGGCAAGAGGCTTGGCTTCTCCTGACGCTGCGGACGCACTCGCGGTGACTTTTGCTTTCCCTGTAGCACATAGAGAGTATACTGCGGTGATTAAGAGTAACTATTCACCGCAGGGTGTTATCAATTCTTGGATGGGAAGTTAATGGCGTACGATCAGACTAGCATGGATACAGTCGGTAAGGTAGCTGACGGAGAATCAAAGTCAGCGGAGTACCTATCGTTGATGCGTTCGCGCTTTACGATGGCGGTATCCGCTATGTCGGAGAGTCGTGAGGATGAACTTGACGATCTTAGGTTTGGAGCAGGCTCGCCAGACAACCAATGGCAATGGCCTGCAGATGTACTGGCGACGCGAGGCTCTGTACAAGGGCAAACGATCAATGCCCGACCATGTTTAACCATCAACAAGCTCCCGCAGCATATAAAGCAAGTAACCAACGACCAAAGACAGAACAGACCAAGCGGCAAGGTAATTCCTGCTGACGATAAGGGCGACGTAGAGGTAGCTGAGATATTTGATGGTATTGTCAGGCACATTGAGTACATCTCGGATGCCGACGTAGCCTACGACACAGCCTGTGAGAACCAAGTAACGTACGGCGAAGGCTATTTCCGTCTGCTGACAGAATACTGCGACGATGGTAGCTTCGACCAGGACATTCGTATCGGACGTATTCGTAATTCGTTCAGCGTGTACATGGATCCAACCATTCAAGACCCTTGTGGGTCTGATGCTGAATGGTGTTTCATCACTGAGGACATCACTAAGCTCGAATACGAGCGATTATTCCCAGATGCAGCGCCAATTTCTAGCATACTGCAGCAAGGCGTGGGCGATCAGTCATTATCGCAGTGGATTAACGAAGATACAGTCCGAATCGCTGAATATTTCCACATTGAGCATACTAAAGAGAAGCTAAACCTGTATCACGGCAACGTAAGTGCTACTGAAGGCTCAAAAGAGGACGCTCACATGAAGGAATTGGGCATGAAGCCCATAAAAAACCGCGATGTAGACGTAAAAAAGGTCAAATGGTGCAAAACTAACGGCTTTGAAATACTAGAAACACAGGATTGGGCTGGTAAGTGGATACCTGTAATACGTGTAGTCGGAAACGAATATGAAGTGGACGGAAGGTTGTATGTATCAGGTTTGGTACGTAATGCGAAAGATGCACAACGTATGTACAACTATTGGGTTAGCCAAGAAGCCGAAATGCTGGCTCTAGCGCCCAAAGCTCCATTTATAGGTTATGGCGGTCAGTTTGAGGGATATGAAAATCAATGGAAAACAGCCAACACGACTAACTGGCCATATTTAGAAGTAAACCCAGATGTAACAGACGGTCAAGGTGGCGCTCTACCGCTGCCAGAACGCTCACAGCCACCTATGGCTTCAAGTGGGCTTTTGCAGGCTAAAGCAGGGGCTAGCGACGACATTAAGAGTACAACTGGGCAGTATGACACAAGCCTTGGCGCTACGTCTAACGAGCGCTCTGGTAAGGCTATTATGGCCCGTGAGAAGCAGTCTGACACCGGTACGTACCATTATGTAGATAATCTAGCAAGAGCAGTTAGGTACGGAACTCGTCAACTTGTTGATATGATACCTAAAATATATGACACGCAGCGTATAGCACGCATCATAGGGGTGGATGGATCGGTAGATTCAGCTAAGATTGACCCTAACCAACAAGAACCTGTCAAGAAGATAGTTGACCAAGATGGTATTGTTATTGAAAAAATATTCAACCCAAGCGTGGGTAAATATGATGTATGTGTGACTACAGGCCCAAGCTACATGACCAAGCGTCAAGAGTCGCTAGAGGCTATGGGTCAACTGCTGCAAGGTAATCCGCAGCTCTGGCAAGTAGCTGGCGATCTGTTCATCAAGAACATGGATTGGCCTGGAGCAGAGGAGATGTCTAAACGCTTTGCCAAGACCATAGATCCGAAGTTACTAGCAGATAGCGACGAATCGCCGGAGATGCAAGCAGCTAAGCAACAAATAGAGATGATGGGCAAGGAAATGGAGCAAATGCACGGTATGTTGCAGAATGTCCATAAGTCCATAGAAGATCAGACTCTGAAGGTCAAAGAGTTTGAAGCATCAGTCAAGATGTACGACGCTGAGACTAAACGTATCACCGCCCTGCAAGGTGGTTTGAGCGAATCAGACGTACAAGAGATAGTAATGGGGTCTATTCATGGTATGCTTAGCAGCGGAGACTTGCTAGGCGAAATGCCAGGTAGAGATGAGGACATCGGGGCTGAAATGCCTAATGAGGGTCAGGAGCAACAAATGGCCCCACCACAGATGCCTAATGTTAGTCCGGAGCAACAATGAAAGCATCAGATTTTGTAGGGATATTGTTCTTAGGTAGAGATGTGGCTCACTCAGCACATCTCAATACCCGTAGCTTTGCAAAGCACATGGCCTTAAATACCTTCTACGATGAGATAGTGCCACTAGCAGACACCTTTGCTGAAGCCTATCAAGGTAGGCATGGGTTAATAGGCCAAGTAAAGCTCCCAGGTGTTAAGAAAAGCTCTAATATCACTGAGTTTTTGCAGGGGCAACTTGATGAAATCGAGAGCGTTAGGTACGATGTAGTCGATAAAAGCGATACAGCTATCCATAACATAATTGATGAAATTGTAGGGCTGTATCTTTCAACTTTGTATAAACTTCGCTTCTTAGCATAAAGGAATAAAATGTCAGACTATCGGAACATATCAGCAACTACTAACCTAAAGACTTCAGCCGGTAAGCTGAAGGGTATATTCGTAAGCGCGGCCAGTGCAACGCCTACCATTACAATCTACGATTCGGCTAACGGTACCACGACTAAGACGATTATCAGTGTATTTACACCTACTGCGGCTACTATGTATCCTTTGATGCCGTCTGAAGGTGGTATTTTCTTCTCTAGCGGTTTGTACGTGGTCATTAGCGGAACGGTAGCAGCTACATTTATTTACGAGTAAACTATGGCTAATATAAAAATATCTGACTTACCAGCGGCTACCACACCCACTACAGGGCCAGAGTTAATCCCCATAGTACAGGGAGGTATTACTAGCCAAGTAACTATAGCCAACATTCTGCCGAACAGCGCTGCATCAGCAGGCGGTTACGGATCTGCTACACAGGTAGGTACTTTTAGCACAGACGCTCAAGGTAGGTTTACCGCCGCAGCTTCGGTAACTATAGCTATACCCGCTACTCAGATAACTAACGGAGTTACAGGAACTGGTGCAGTTGTTCTAGCAAACAGCCCCACCCTAGTAACCCCCGATCTTGGTATCCCCTCAGTTTTAGGTGCGGCTAACATAACGGGTACAGCAGCAGGGCTTACAGCGGGTAACGTAACAATAAATACCCCCAATGCCCAGACAACCACATCCTATACCGCCGTAGGAGCAGATGCTACTCGTATTGTGACTGTTAGCAATGCAGCAGCTAATGCCTTTCTAATACCTACTAATGCGGTTGTACCTTTTGAACTTGGCACTGTTTTAAACATAATACAGATAGGCGTAGGAATTACTACGATTAGCGCAGTAACCCCAGGCACTACAATCGTGCTATCCGCAGGCGCTTCTCCTGCCGCCCCAGTTTTAGCCCAGTATGAGTCTGCTACTTGTACCAAAACTGGTACAGATGCTTGGTATGTAGTAGTGGGCGGGGGTAGCGGTGGTGGTGGAGGTGGGGGAGTAACACTAGCTAGTGATGTTGCAACTGCTACTCAGCTATACCCACTATTCGCGGCTGCCACTACTGGCAGCGCGTCTACTATATATACATCTAACCCGAACTATAACTTTAAACCTTCCACATCCGAACTATTTGTGAAGGGGG